TGGCTTCCTGAGGCTGCGTATTCCGAACAACTCCAACGCGCACGAGGTGTTTCCTGAGCTCGCCGAGACCGCCCTAATTCGCGAGCTTCACGTGTATGGTAGAACGTTTGCGGTGGGAGACCGCCCAGATTGGCTATGCCAATCTGGACGGATGAACTCCAAATTGGCAAAGCCGATTTGGAGTGACCAGGCAAAGAATGGTAAGTCAGGCAATACGCCGGTCGCCCAGCACTTAGGTATCGGTCAACGACTTCTCGTAGCTGCCGAGAATCTTGCGAAATACGAGGGATACGAAAAGCTGGCGGTCATTTCAGGCGTAGGCGTGCGCAATTATTACGAACGCTTTGGCTACCATCTCAATCCAGGCGAAGGTGAGTTTATGATGAAGTCGCTGAAGATGCCAACACTATATGAGATGTTCGTCCACGTCCTTGGCAGTCTTCGCATCGTTTAATATCCATTTCGCGAATATAGCCGCAGGCTCCGCATTCACTACATACCGATTTTTTACCCTCGCACAACGGGCACTCTTTCTTAACAAAACAATAGTTAACACCCTCGCCAGTACACGTAGTACAAACAGGTAGTACAGTAGCAGACTGTGAGCATAGATTAGAGCCGCCAAACGACATTCTAATCTATGAAAGAAGAAAACCCTTAATAAAACTACGCAGAGGGCAAATACGATTCGTCCATATCTACCGTCATATCTTTTTTAACATTGGTGGTTGACCAGCCGCTGCACGAGTACGCCCACGTAGGAATATCCTTATCTTTGTAAAGACCGTTCGCCGTTTGCAAGTATGTAATCGCCGCATCAGGAATGCACATTTTATCCATTCCCATACATACAGGTACCCTCACTCCACTGGCGCTTGCGCCGTAGGCAGCGGCTTCGCGTTCACCTGTCGTATATGTAAGCATTTCAGGAATTTCCTTAGGGCACGATGCCGCTGCTGTCGTCATCATATTGAGCGCACCGCAGAGTTGCTCACCAGGCGCTAAAGGACCCTTAAGTTTGCAGTACTTTTTCTTATCCGCATTATCGGACGGCATACAATCGTAATCATCAAGATCAGGATTGCCCAGACAGCACTTGCCGATGCTAGCGTAGTTAGGCAGAGATTCCGGGCACGCCTGTTGCTGCGTTGTATGATGTTCCGTAATCATAGACGAGCAGAGGGGTAGTATACGATGGCGGTTACGGGGGTCAGGCATATTTGGACGGAACGCGCAGAGTGCCTGTTCATCAGAAGCATCGCAGGTATGGGTGTAGGGATTCATAGAGCCGCGGCAGCAGAAGCTATCACCGCGCCGGTCGGTAAAGAAGTTATAACCGCCAGAAGGGCAGCGCGGACTTTCTAAAACTGGTTGTGCAGCGAATCCCTCAATATTCCGAGAAATCATCTGTGCAAATTTACTGATGAGTGACTTGTCATCGCGAAGGACGATCGCAAGTACTATGCCAAGAATGGCAAATACGAACAGAAAAGGAATCCACTGATATTTCATTTCTCTTCTACCTTACTGTTTCGTTGGATTTTCATTGGGCGGCACCAGGAGGGCAGAACCACCAGCGTGGCCACTTGAGCGCCCATTTCTTTAAGAATGTCCAAAATGCGCCGTGCGGCTGACTATAGGCAGAAAACGCATAGTACGTAATGGTACATATAATAACAAGGGCTATAAGTACAGCGAGAATAATGCTTCCTATCGCTTCTATATCGCCAGGTTGTACACCGGGATTGAGATGCTGTGGATCTAAACTATCTACAGCATTCTGTACATCCAACATTCTAGAGGATGGCTTGTTTGGTTTTCCTTCTCCATTTACATATACTGTATTGTCTACGATATCCTCGTCTTCATCCAGTTTATAGCACTTGAGCGGGGACTCCTCTTCGTCCCCTGTGAGCGGAGAGGAATAGTTATCTGCAGTAGGGTCTAGTCCATCTACGGGGTCGTCGCAATGCGGCGCGCCCCGTTGTATAAAATAGTCTATATCTGGAACAATTGACGTTTTACAATCCTTTGACGTCATCCTTATTACGGGCAACGAACTTACTCTTGAGGGCATAACATTTTGGGGATATCAGGAAAGCCGACGCGCGGCAAAGAGGGCAAAGCCGATGTAATCTTAGAGGCGCTTCCCCTTTGTTTTGTTAAAAGATCCATTACGTTTGTATACGATTTGCCGTATACGAGCCATTGTACAAAAAATATAATGGCGGCTAAGATTACCAAACCGAGAATGATGCCAAAGAACATGCTAAGACCGCGTTCAACGTCGCCAGGTTGCATATTTTCAGGCGTTGACGGCGTTATACCGGGGTCTATCTGTCCTAAATCCATATTATTCAAGTCATCCTGCGTTTTTGTGAGTTCCTTTTGTAGTGTGGTACCACCCTTCGTCATATCTACGCGGAGACCACGACCACCAGGACGTAGCGGCTTACATTTCATATCACTGGTAGCGATGCCTTTGGAGTTTTTTAGAGCAACAGTCGCCAGTGCATCCGCCGCCTCAATCTTCACATTGGTGATGAGGGTTGTAAGCTGGACATAACGGGCGGAGGAGACTTCGTCGGTAGACTTGGGCGGCAGAAGGAGTTGCTCAAGGGGAGCGTAGTCGTTGGCGCTAACAGGGCGCGGCTTACGCGCAAGTTGTCCGTCAAGGCGATTGTAATCGGAGACCGCCATACCAATTGAAGTTTGGCATACCATATATCTCACATTATTTGTTGGAGACGCAGGAATATCTGAACACTTTTTAAGTGTATCGTCGGTGTTTAGACATAACATAAAGTTAAATCCGTTGTAGGTAACAAATTTAGGATTGGACGGTAAAATAGAACCGAGGGTGGGGCGATTGGGTGTTACACCGGTGCCGAGGGTGGCAAAGTATTTTTGTGATTGGGGATTTATACGAATACCGGATTCCACGGGAATACATAACATAATTGGCAATTGTTTGGAACTGGTAGATTGTGAAGGATTAAAGACAATGACGAGTTCGGCGTTACAGACTTTTGTTTCGCCGACGATTTTATGTATACCTGGCATACATAAGTACGACTTGGATAAGTTATACATAAATCCATTGAAATGTATGGATGTTGTAGGATTTTCATTAATATCAAAGAAGAAATCAATGGGACCGGTATAATTTCCTGGACCTGGTATCTGAGAAATTATACGTAGTATACTAGTAGGACTTTCAGGAATAATACTAAGCTTCAAACCTGAGGGAAAGTTTGCGGGGGTTTCCCTACAGGAAAAGAAGTTATCAGCAATCGTGGACATCCGTGTCCGTCTCTGATTTTCCTACGTTTTTTAAGTGAGCCGCTTATACGGGCAGATAGCGGGGCGTGGCGTAACGGAATACGTTCGCGGTGTACGCTTGTCCTAAAATAGGAACTCCAACGGAATCACCGGTGATAATTTCATCGCAGCCGTTATCATCATCGCAATTGCGCCGCTTGAATTGGAGGGGAACCTGAACGGGGTTCATTCCATCGGTACGGGTGTAATAGTTCCAGCGGTCTCGGTTGGTAGTGAGTTTACGACCAAATAGGGGTAAGACGGTACGATTGGGCGTGGCGGACATATCTGTACCGCCGGGTGCTGTGAGAACACCAATTTGTTGGTATGTATCAGGGTAGCCCTGGGTTTGTACGTTGATTGGTATGATAGCACCGACACCGGCGGGAATGGGGGGTGAGACGAAGCCAGGGTCGGGCGGGGTGTAGTACGATTGCTCAGGGGCGAGGGGAGAGAAGCGGGGATCACCGGTGCCGCGGGTCGGTTGCGCCCAGGGTCCTAACGGACCTAGCATAGGAGCGGTGCCGCCGACACGGGGTATGAAGGGCGGCGCGGTCTCGTTAGTTCTTACTAGTTCAACTGTCTCATCGGGCGGCGATGCGTACTTTCGCGCCCCCTTACGCTGCACTACATCTGGCTTTACATCTCTGTGTGCCGACGACGATAACTGGGTCAAGAGAAACGCTAAAAAGCCGAGAACAATTACGATAATACAAATAACGCAAAATATAGTGCCGAAATCCATACATAATACGCCAGGAGGGCAAGAAGCACCTCCGCGCATTTTGGGCAATCGGTTAGCAATACCGCGCGCCATCCTCTGATGTGTCTTACGATTTTGCTTTTTCTGACTGCGACTTTATGTAATCACGAGCCATATCCATCGGTGACATTCCGCTGCGACGGACCGCATCGGTGAAAAACGAGGGGTTTAAGACAGTAGCCGCGAGTCGTTTTATAATGGTCATTATACGTGCAAGCGTTGCTTGGTCTAATTGAGGGACCGCTTGACGAATCTGATTTTCTACAACGGAGATATCCTCCTCTTGAAATCCTTCGTGTACAAGAATAGAGCGACGCTTATAGTAGGTGTACAATAGTGCCCCCGTTAGAAGTGCAGTAAGTACAACAAATGCGACAAAGATACGCATCATTTACATTTTCGTGCTAATTTAATTTGATTATATGGACACATAATCAAATTGAATGTAAACCTAAATGTACGCGATTTAGTTTGCCTGCTTTCCCTCGCCAAAGTAGCCCTTGAACATATCCATCATCTCCTTGCCGTCGCTGATGAGCGGCTTGAGTGTTGCCAACGTGCCCATCAACTGCTTCTGCGTCTGCATCAGCTCCTGCGTATCCTTAGACATAGAGGCGATCTGGTCGGGCTTGAGCGACTTGTAGGCGTTCATAAATGTGGTGCCGGCATCCAGATGATAGTCCTCATCGTCGCCCTCACTGGGCAGCTTGTACTTCTTGCCTAGCGTGAAGAACTCGGCGCGGTCACCGTTATCGGGAGGCGGGTTCGCGCGCTTCGCCTTCTTTGCCTTCTTAGGCGCCGGCTTGGGCTTCTTCTCCTCAAATCCCTCCTCCTTATCTTCCTCAAATCCTTCCTTCTCCTTATCGGTAATGTAGTCCTCCTCGCTCAAATCGGCGCGCGTATTATCAAAGCCCTCTACACGTACCATAGGGGTCCGGGAATAGTGGAGTGCTACTAAGGATACAAGTGCGCCGAGTACTGAACTTACTAGTACATTGCCGCCTGTTAGAACATAGAGGATGAGCGCAACGCCGGCGCCGAGACCGACCGTCTCGGGCTGACCGCTGTAAAGAACATAGGCGGCAACAAGTGCGAAAACAATATAGCCCGCGGTACATTCCATATTGCCCTTTACTAATGAACGAAGCGACTTCATTCGTATGACTCTATTCTATTGCGAGATTTTGCGAAAGGAGATTATAGACCCAGAGCGGAGCCCGCCACCTTATAAAGAGCGAAGAGTACGCCGGCAAGAATAGACTTGGCGATGAGTCCGAGCCACGAGAGCTGTCCGCCGAGGCTGAATGCCCAGGTCGCATACTTGCTTAAAAAGGTCTGGAGTACCGGGAGTGATAGAGTAAATACTAGTACGGCAACAATAATCGGATCAAAGAGCCGATCTAGAATATTGGACCAGACGTTCTTCTTAGGCGCCGCGCTAGTAGAATCGTCCTCGTAGGGAACAAACTGCGGCTGCTGCTGCGGCTGCTGTACCATCATTGGAATCTGTCCGTTCATACCGCCCACGGGACCCATAGCATTCATAGGCATCGGCATCTGCATCTGCATCGGCATCTGCTGCATCTGCTGCTGCATCTGCTGCTGCATCTGCGGCTGCATCTGCGGCATCATCTGGGGCGGGGGCGCCGCAGCACCGCCAGCGGCAACATCGGCACCCGAGGCGTTCATGTCACGTAGAATTTCCGCCATACGGCTCGCATCCGCCGCATTGGTCACATTACCCGACTCTAGCGCATCAATGGGGGTTCCGCTTTCGGGAGAGCCAGACATTGGGTTTAGACTGGAAACAGAGAATCGGGGCATTTCTAAAACGCATCCGATTCATTGTTAGAATCACAGGTTTAGCCTAGCGCAGCAAATGACATTGTATCTACAACATTTATATTACTACCTTTGGGCGGGCACTCAACTGTCTTTGCGTCAAACTCCACGCATTTGCTGCCAAACTGGTAGACGGCGCCGCGGACTTCGTTGACGGGCGGACCGCGAATAATGAGGCAGTCAGGTCCTTTACAGAGCGGACGGAAGATGGCAGCGAGCCCGAATCCGAGGACAATGCTAATTATAGTAGCAAATCCTGGACGGTCAATGATGCTTATGAAATTAAACATCCTTACTTTAATAGGAGATGAAGTTTTTTAATAAGTTAGAATTCTTCCCATTCTTATTTGGTCTTGCTATGGGAATATTCTGTGTGTATATTCTCAAGCCGGCGCCGATGGTGATTACAAAGTACCCTAATTTGGAAAACGTTGCCGAATTAGTGTATCGTGATAGAAATGGTGCGTGTTTCAAGTACGAAACGAAGACGGTGGACTGCGATAAGGCGGAGGATCGTATTAGACCTTACCCTCTTCAGTAAACGGAATAATACGTCCCGAAAGTGCGGTCGGCTTCGTTACAAGACGATAGAGTTCGTTGTGAAACCGTTTATCACTGTGTGTAGCATAGTCCAGATCTTTTATTAAAAGTTCTTTTTCTGCTTTGATATAGCGTACAGGGTAATGAGCAGCACTTAAAGCCGCTTCGGCTTGCTCCATCGCTACGGTTGCTTTAGCAACATCAAGGGCAAGTGCGCTACGAATAGAGGCTCCTTCGTCTCTTGCGGCTTTCCATGTCTGGGTAATGGTCAATAAGTCAGCCTCCGCTTTATTGACGGCATCGGATGCGACTTTAATACGCTTTTGTTGTTCTTCGTATAATTCTTTCATAGTTTCTTCAGCAGTAGCCCGGAGTTGCGGAAATTCACTGACGGTTCCGAGAATTCGTTGTGCGTCTACTGCTTTTACGGAGGCTATCACCTTCTCAGGAGCAGCAAGAGCCGCCTCGTAGTCCTCTTTGTATTTGATGGGGTCTAGGACGAGATAGTCGCCACCACGACGAACAAGGTTTCCGTACTTTGAACGGTACCCTTTTAGCCAACTATCTAGGTCGGTCACCTTCTTGGGGTCAATTGTGCGTTTTGCGCGGGTCGCCATTCTTTTTTTCAGGGATAGAGAAAGAAGAAAAGAATGAATGTCGGAATTACAATAGCCCTGGTCATTTGCATGTTTTTGATGATGGGTATGATTCCTCTCCTTGTATTTATGGGTTTGGGTTCGGCGCTCGGTGCTCAATCAAGTGAAACACGAGTGCTCGTTGCGTTTTTCTTATTTGCGGGCATTGTTGTATTTTTAACATCATTGGGCGCATTTGTATTGATACAGAAGGAGGATTGCGGAAAAGTTCAGAGTGTAGCAAAGGCGGCAAATAATGCGGGCTTAGCGATGATAATACAAATATCAACGCTAGTGCTCGTATGGCTGGTTACACCTTTACGTGGAATTGTGACAAATCTGCTACCACCGGATTTGGATCCGAATATTAGCGATGCGCTGGGATACGGTTATTTCGGCGCATTTGCGGGGGCATTTAGTACATTGATTGGTGCAAGCTTTTCAGGAATGTGCGATGATGTGGTAACGCCAACAACAGCAACGACGGCAACGGCGGCTAACCTAGCGACTAAGCCAGCGACAGCGAAGTGATTAAGAGTGCGGGGTTAAGTTCTCAAAGGTAGGCGGCTCGTGTCCGAAATAGATGAATTTGGGCACACCGGACGGTTGAGGCTCTACGATATAGTAACCGGGGAGTTGTTGTGCTGGCGCTGGCGTGGGTGTAAATACTGGGGCAGGTACGGAAGGAGCGACCTTAGGTACACGAGGAGCACGCACGCGAGGGGCAAGCTGGGATTCTGTATGGACAACTTGTCTCGCCGGTTCTGTATAGCGAATTTCGCTGATAGGTTTCATATCGCTTTCACCTACGTCCATATCCATATAGCTTGACTCGCCGGGCGTAGATTGTAGAACGACGTTTGCGACAAATACATTCCCGATACTTGCGATAGCATAGGAGAGGAACGCCCATACAATTGTAAACATCCAAAAGGGGAATACGGTGTTGCGATTACTACTATCAAGACCAAATTCCTTCCACGTTCCACTATCGGGATGAAACATTATACTGGGACGTAAATACAATACAATAGCTACACCAACAATATATATGGCGAGCGCCAAATAAAGAACAGACATTCTTCCCTATTAAACTCAAGAGATAAAGCCTACAAGAAAATACGCCCGATGAAATAGAATGAGTTCTTCACCACCGGCAGGTCAAATTATTAAACCTCGTAATATCCCGCCTAGTATAAAAAAGCAAAGAAGAGAGGCGATAATAAGAGCTCATCTGTCAAAACTTCCTCTCATTGATCCAAACTCAGATCTAGCAAAAGAAGTGATGGATATGAGAGATGAAGAGCCAGATGATATTATGGAAGGTAAAGAAAATCTAGGTATAATATCTGTTCCACCTAATACGAAAGATCCTATTACACGTGAACCAATTGAAACTGATGATACGATTGTACAAATCCGACAAATAAACGGTAGGGGTCAGTTAATTACGACATTTGTTAAATTAGACAATTGGTTAGAATTTATTAAAGATTGTAAAGAGGATAATCGTATTATTGTCAATCCTGATGTATCAATGAATCAGCCAGTTTCAGCGGGCGAGGTTGATATTTTTACAGCAGTGATTGCCGGCGGTGATGGGGGTAGTGGTTCAAATATCAGTACTCAACTTAGTACTATGTCTTTGAATAATAGTAGTCATAGCAGTGGTGGAGGACGCCGCAGGACATATCGTGTAAAGCGTCGTAAGGCTAGTCGTCGCCGACGAGCGTATAAAAATTAATACGCCCGATTAGAATGAACTCTCCTCCAAGAGCCCCTCGCCGTCCGTTGCGTGTAGAGGACTTTGCGGTGCGTCGTAGAAACAATAGCCGCCGTGCTATGAATGTAAATCATATTAACGATGTATTAGTTCAGTCATTTGCCGAGTTGAATCAAGAAGGCGCACCGGCGCCGGCAGGGCAACTACCGGCGTGGTATTCGGCGAAAGTCAACCAAGGACCAGTACAAATTCCTGCGGATAAGCGACAAAATCAGATAGATCTTACAGATATTGATGCGGATGAAGAAGTAGTGCGTATCCGGCAACTAGGACAGGACTTCTTCTATCGTAAGGAGAACTGGGAGCAGTGGATGCGGACAAAACTTGCCCAATATCCGAATCGCCCTGTTGTAAATCCGGCAAATCGTGTGCCGGTTACGGCTGACCAGATTGATATCTTTACGGCACAGGTGGCGGCGGGAGGTAAACGGCGTAAATCACGCCGCCGAGCCACTCGGCGTCGTCGTTAAGTCGGTGATATCATAGGTTCGTCCTGCAGCCATTCCGTAAGTCCGTCCTTCAGCAACCCGCACAGATTCCCATACAGGACACGACGTCTCTTCACCGGTTGTTAAAATCATGATATCCTCACCCGTCGCCGGGTCTAATATATATTGATAGTAGTGCGGTTCCCGCCTTGCTATCAATCCGCCGTGTACAGCCGATTTAAAAATCCATATTAACTCAGGCATTCTTTTACATTGAATATATTTTATATGCTGTAAATAATAACAAACCTATAATTATCATCGGCATAAACAACCAGCCAATCGGTACTGTAAAGAACATTATTATTGGCAAAAAGATAAATGCAAAGATTGCAAAGGCGATTCCTAGAATCGCGCTCATTCCTATTATTAATCAACATCTTCGTCGGCAGGCGCACGGTGGTCGTATCCCTCCTCTTGAACAGGCACACGTGTTGCCTCCGCCTCCGCCAAACCGGTAATATCGGTAGAGAATTCGGGAAGACCCATTGCGGCGCGCTGACCCCGTTCAAATTCAAAGAAATCGGCGTCGTAGGAAAAGAGATTTTTGAGTGTGCCGACCGCCCAGTCACCAATCTTTAGCGCCTTCTTACGCTTCTCAATATCACGTAAGTCTTTATCTAAATCGTCAAACTTCTTGATAAAATACGCCTTTTCAAGTTCGGCACGGGCATTAATAGCTTCGGCGATTTGTTCAGGTGTTTTCTGATATTTTCCAATCAGGTCAATCGTATTGAGGATAGCATCACAGATCCACGTCATATGAAATTTAGTCGCTTCTACCTTTTTGACGGAGTCGGTCGCATCAGCGTACATTGGGGATGTCTCGGAGAACAGTGCTAATAAACCGTTAAACAGCGACCATTGTATCATTAAACGGAACTCTTTGGGAGTTAACTGAATACCAGACCGTATATTCGTGTTTATGACCGTTAGCCAGGTACCAAACCACGCTGTAAACCGATCCAGAGATGCTTGAATAATATCAATTGTATCCTGCGAATATTCACGTAGTGCGTCCGCCGCCTTTGTTACCGAATTGAACGATTTCGTCCAAATTGTTGTGAGCAGATTATTGTGATTGCGGCTAATCTTAGGGAACCATTTAGACCCGTTGGGATTCGTGATGGTAAATAAATACCGAATCTGCGAGCCCTCCTTGACAAACGTATCAATATAATTACGTAATACAACGCTGCTGTCAGTGCTCACAGAAATCGCATCAAACATTTTGCCGAGGAGTTCGGTGGCAGCACCTACTTTTGCATCTGGACCGCGCTGAACCGCCTCTATTCCAAACATTCCCCCTGCCCGCTTGAGTAACCGGTCGCATCCCGTTACGCCGAGTCCGGTGGTCATCTGCTTGAGGAGCGTCTGAAGCGCCGAATCGTAGGCGAGAGAGAATTCGTAGAGTTTGCCACTACGCTCCTCGTCTACCGGATTCTCCGTAGCAATCGTTTTCATAGCATTTATAAAGGCGCCCCAGCCCTCCGTAGCGCTAGGTAGCAATATGCCGAGTGTTCCACTCAAAGTTGTCAGTACAGTGATAAACGCGTCCGTAACGATAGGGGGAGGAGGTATGATCGCCTTGAAGTTCTTCATTGCATTTTCTAAGAGTCTGAATGCGGGCTCGTCAAACGCAATATTCTGGCGGCGCAGCCCTTCTAATGCAATCTGCTCACGCTTCGCACTTAATATATCTAGCGCCCGTTGACGCCGACCGCCCGTCTCTATTATATCACCGACGGTCAGGTCAAGTAATTCGGCGGGCATCGCATAGCGGCACCAACGGCAGACTCCGCTCACATTGAACTCGTGAACACCGCCGACCCGCACACCACGGTAGCAATATTGTAGGAATAGTTTGTAATAGCCGGCACTATCCAGCTCTGCTAAATCCACAATACGTGTAGTCGCCGACCAAGGAACGTAGATATGCGAGCCGCAGTTGGGTGCCGCCGAATCGCGCCGCGCCACAACCGCCGCCGCCGTACTTTGCAGTACTAATTCGGCGGAGAGATTCTCCAAACCAAGCGACCCGACGCCGACACCGATTCGTCCTACATCGCCAAGGCGACCGAAACAGCAGACCGAGTCGGAGCGCGGCGAGTTCTCCTGAATGACCGCCGACGAAATGCTCTCCTTGTAGAATTGGGCTACGAGTTGTGCATTGAGCTGATTCGTTCGCGCTTTTACAAAGGGACCTATCTGAGCCACCGGCATAGTGACAACGTCCGCCTCAAACTTCTTGACGTTCTGAACACTGCCCTCGGTCAGAAGAGACCGGTCTACGGGCGCCGCCATAGGACGGAACGCCGGCGGAAGCTGGTCCAAATCGGACGCCTTGACGACTTCGGCGGTCTCCTTCTCCTTCGCCAGCCGCAACATCTCTTTATACGTATCTGTCACCGTTGTTAGAGGCGCAGGTGTATTCTTACCGGTTGAAATACATAGAATAGAGAAGAGCGCCAATCGGACAGCGTTTTCGGATGCGACAAGGCGCTTAGGCATCTGCGTTTCGGGCGACCACGATGTCAGATTCCAAGGGGCGTCGTTACGAATAATATTGGCGACACAGCAGGCGACATAGGCGAGGGCACCGCGACCCGCCGTAGCGGGGTCGTCGCCGTCAAGGGGAAAGCCGGCACGAGAGTATTCGCAGCCGGCGGCGGGAAACGGCACATTTATATCAGATGTTTGAATTTCCAGGACAACAAAGGCGCCAATAATGCCGACTTGGTAATTGGCAAAGAATGTATCGTAGGAGGGCGGCGGCGCGCGCTTTGCTCCTTTGGGCACAGGTGCAGCGACCATTCGTTCGTAGGTGGCGCGATCCGGTACACGCTGCTTGAGGAAGTCTTGTGTTCCCTGTACAACGCGCTTATAGGTTGCTACGGGTGCCGCGTAACCGCAGCGTTCAAAGAGTGTACGTGCAACAAAATAAATCTTTGCATCGGCATCGCTATCAAAAGGAATCTCCTCACGGGCGTCTTCACGTAGAACCGCCATAGGCGCCGTCTCATCATCCTCCTCCGCACCAATTACGTTACGACCGATCAACGGACGTCCCTCGTCATCAAACTCTAAATGAGTATCATACTCCAGGTCCTGAATCTTCTGACCGCAGCTCTTACAGATATAGGCGCCTTCAAAGACGGGACCGGCGTACTCTAACAAAAGCGATTTAT